CAAGGACTCATCCATCTCACCTTTGGTGGTCGTTACAATCACGATATCCTCACTATTGCGTTTGTGTTATCTGCGGTTGGGAACTGCACTTGAAACGTGCCGGTTGAAGTCTTGTCGTTGCCAAAGTCCAGCACAACCATCGCTGGGTTGGCAGAGCCATCGTACTTGTAGATCAACGCGCCACGCGCCGTAAACGATCCAGACCAGCTGACGTTTGAGAACGAGTAGTAAGAGGTCGTTCCCGATCCAGTTGTTGGAACCTGACTAACAGTCAGGGTCTCGCCTCCGGCTGTATATCCTGTAGAAGACACTTCACCAGTAGCGGTATATGCCGTAGTGGTTGCATCCAACGTCGCTGTGTTAGTGTACAAAGCGATCTTGAAAGTTTGCGATGTACCAGTTCCCAAATCGAACGTGGCCGTGTTCAGCCCATTCTTGTAGGTGTTGGTTGCGTAGTTGCCGGTGAAAGCCATCAAATCACCTTCTGACGGAACTGACCGTCACGGTATGCATCGCCACGCTCCATGCCGTCGCCAAGACGTTTAGCCATCGCCAACGACTCCATGTACTTGCCGTTGTAGACGGAGATAAGGTCGGCTTCGCCTTTCATAAAGCTATAGCCTTCTACGAGCGAACCATAAAGCAACACGCTATCAAAATTATCGCCCAGCCAAGTTTGGCCGCTGGATGCAGTTGTGATGCTTTCTGGGTAGTAGTAATAATGAAGTTCAACAGAGTAAGTGGCATTTGGAGTTGGGCCAAGCAAGAACGAAAGTTCATTGCTTATCGTATTGTTTTGAACAGTTGGGCCAAACAAAGCGTAGTAAGCCGGAATTCCAGTGTCCGTTGGTGTTGGATACGATTCTCTGATGAAACTAACATCTTTGTTCAGCAAGTATGCATATGCACCAGAACTGTTAATGACAGCTAAAGAATAGACAGCCAAAAAGTCAATTGGTGACGAGAGGTACTTGTTTCCGTTAGTAACCGCCCCAGTCACGTTCTTGCGAAGCGAGGGGAACTGAACGGTGTTGTAAATACGCTGCTCGGCCTGAGTAATGAACGTGTTGATCTGTTCGGTACTCGTGAGCGTAACCGTGCCTGTCCCCGCGCTGTCCGTGAACGAGGACGCAGGGAAGTCATTTTCAAGGTAACCCTTGATGGTTTCAAACAGCGTACTGTAATTCATGATTACGCCATCGGGCCACGGGCCATCTTGCCCTTGGTCTGAGATTGAGTTCCACGCACAACGATTCCGGTGGTCTTGGCTTCGTCAGGGTAACCATTTTCTCCAAGGGAGAGATTGGTCGGGACAGGCTGCGTGTACTTGTTGGTTGGGTTCTTCTCATCCCAACTAAAAAATTTAAACGGCTTATCCATCTTAACCACCTTTCTGATTCATCACACGGGCGACGTTACGACCGTATTTTTTCATGTCGTCAGAGGTAACGCCACCTTTTTTCAACTTAAGCGTCGTACCCTTACCACCTTTATGCTCTTGAGCATCATGCTGCTTAATTGCCTTCTTGATCATTGCCTTGTCTTGTGCCAAGTCACTCTTTGCCATTTTCATGCTCCTATGAAGTCACTACAGTTACAGTTCCGATTGAAATAGTCATAGCCAAGTTGTTTGGCGTCAGACCAGCATCATCTGCCCTTGCTCCGCCAACGGGGTTCCAGCCCCACTGGATATCACGACTGTCCACAATCCCAAGCTCCGGCCTTGGCAAGCGCAAAGCTTGCGGGTCTTCGACCGGATACATACCAAGCTGCAACTGCGGTTGATCCTCTTCCCAGCATTCCGGGCATACGAAGATGTTCACGTTCTTGGTCTTGATGACCAACTCTTTCAACTGCTTCAATTTGTACCGGAAACCACACCTGTCGCATGACGCGATTGCGTTTTTGCCAGAGGCAAACTTGTTACTCATCGCATGTATCCAACTCGTGGCACAAACCGGAACGCAGCCTTCTCCCTGTCCTCCTCTGAAGCCAACATCCACTGACGCTCATACTCAGCCTGAAGGAATGGGATGTTCGGGCGAGACTCTGGAATCTTCTGCGCCAAGTAATACGCCAATCCAGCCGCCATACATGTCACAAAGCGGAAAGGGATATCCTGTGTGTTAATGCCGTTTCCGGCATCCTGAATGCGCCGCAAACGCCAGTAGACGAACGTGTAGGTACTGCTGACGTTAGGCACTGGCCACACGGTGATCGTGGGCGGAGTGACCCCTGCTGGCTGCGTGAGACCCGTTGTGGAGTTGCCGCCGGACGGATACGTCTGTGCGGACTGACGATTGACCCAGACTTGGATCGGTCGCCCTTGATTCAGCTTTGCCGGAATGCTGGCATAAGTATCTACAGATATACGGGAGATGGTTATGTCAGACTGCAATGACGTAGAGCCATCATTAGTACGAATTACATGTTCGATCAGATCGATGGTATCAGTCGGCAAACTGTAGGTAGCCGTTCCGGCAACCATTGGGATACTGCCAGACTCAATCGTCCACAGATTAATACCCCGGTTTGCCCACTCAATCGTCAGCAAGTTTAAACTGCGCCGCGCTGTGCGCATGTCGTAACCTGAACGAAGCTGTGAGCCAGCGCGTTCAAACGCTTCCTCGACAATGTCGTTCAGGTCTGGATTAAACGCAGTTGTGCCGGTCGTTGTCATTTGCTAATCTCAAGCTCTTCTTCTTGCAACACTTCTTCTAGAGCCTCCTCAGCGCCACAAGTACATGGGCCATCATCATTGATAGCGCACTCTTCTGTATGTCCTTTAACCGGCATGATCAATCCTTTAAAGTCTTACTTCCTAAAGGCAGCAGTTTTCTTAGCCACTTTGGCAGGTTGCTGAACAAACTGCTTTCCTGCGGCTTTTCCGGCTCGTTTTGCACGGGTTGTGGCGGCGTACTCTGCGGAGGAGAGCGCTTTGATGGCTTTTTCCGGGAGGTAGCGTTCGCCCGTCGCTTCACTTCCTTGCGTAGAAGGTTTGCCACTTTTCGTTCTCCACTTTTGCTCAGTCCATGATTTCAGGGACTGTTGCGACGGTTTAATCACGATACCCGCCGCCTTTGGCTTTGTACTTCACAGCCAGCAGTTGCGCTTTTCGCGCAGACCATTGACCGGGAGAACCGCCCTTGTCCCCAGCTTTGACCGACTCAAACAGTGACTTTCGCATTCCGGGCTTGGTGTAATTTCCGGCTGCGTTTACACCGCCACCTTTGGCGTACAGGGCAACAGGTTCGTTACCATCACGCTTCTTGGTGAACTTGGGCATCTTCTTTGGGTCAATAGCACCCATCCCGCGAGAGGGACGCATCAGACCATCTTGCCTTTGGTCTTGCCCGAAGAGGCGCAACCGTCAGCAGAACGGACGTAGCCGCCCTTGGCCATCTTGATCATCGTTCCTTTGGTCTTGCCCTTAGACTCGATGCCGCCGCCACGGGCATAGCCCATGCCGCCCATCTTCATGCCCAGTCCAGCCATCTCATCGGCCATCGGCATACGCTTGGACATTTTGCTGGCCTTCATAGACATCTTCATGTTTTTCATGTCACCACCCTTTGAGAATTTACGGCCTTTGTCGGCCTCGGAAAAATCTTTACCTACAGTCTGAGGAACGCCGACCTTCTTTGCGAAAGAAGGGTTGTGTGCCACAGCTTCCATAAATCGGTGTTGCTTGGCAGAAGTGCTAGGCACGAGTCTTACCTCGTTGCGCTATACCATCAGCGCGTCTTGAAGCAGAAGATACAGAGCCGCCTCGCTTCAAAGTTTGAAGCTCATTCCCGCTATCAAGGTTTGCCGCGCTTAAGTTCAGCAGTTCTGGTTTACGTGTTTGCCTGAAAATTACGTCGGCAGATGGCACTGGGTTATCCCTTAGCTGGTCAAGCGTAGACATATCCGTGCTGCTGCGCGTAGACCTTGGTTTAGCTGCCATTGGCGTAACTGGTTTCCTAACCGTTGGCTGCGCTGCTTCTGGTTGCGCTACTGCTGGTTTAGCTAATTCCGCGCCATATTTTTTACCGCGCCACGAAAAAGTACCTGCTCCAGCTTTTCTTGCCTCGGCAAAAGCAGACTTAAACGATTGTGTATCGTCAATATTTTCTAAATGACCACCTTTGGCGTACCCATTTTTCATTTCTATCCCCTAGCAATTCCAAGCCCGGAGGCTTTTATTGATGCGGCTATTCGGGTCTTTCGCTGTCTTCTCGGAAGTCAGCTTCTTCTTCATCCCGGTCATACGGGCGCAAAACGAATCCTTGCGCTTGCCACCTTCCGGCTGCGGACGCTTCAGCCCCGGCTTGCCCGGATTGGCTGCGTTGTAGGAGGCTCTCCCTTTGGCGTTTAAACCACCAGCAGGATTTTTGCCTTCTTTGCGAGTCCATGCCGGGGTCTTCATGCCGCGTCACTCATCGTTGCATCAACCGGCTTCAGCAGCGGATACAGCACATCGTTGCCAAAGTCGCTCTTGAACTCATGAATCCCCATGTGACCCAACTTTATGGTTGGGTCGATCCAGACTGAGAACCCCGCCTCTTGAGCGCGATCACAGAACAGGAAGTCTTCGCCAATATAACCATCACGGGTTACTTTGAAATCAAAGAAGCTGTGCAACATTGCGTCGCTGGTGTTGTCCTTATGCTCCCATTCAGGGTGCATCTCGGCCAACTTCTCAAACACTTTGCGCTGGATCATCATGAAGCCCGTCGCAATGCGACGAGCCTTGACATTACCCATCGCATCCATCTGGACGTGATCTTTGTCGCCCTCTAAGGACAGGATGTAAATCTTGCCCTCTTTGCGCGACTCGTACGCACCACCAACAATCGGCTTCGTCTGGTTCCACGCCAACAGGCGCAGAACAGATTCCGGCTCAAAGTTCATGTCTGAATCAATGAACAGAAGATGATCGCAGTCCGATTTCAAGAATTCATGCGCAATCATGTTCCGCGCACGGGACACAACAGAACAACCACAGATGCTGCTGACCTGAATGTGAATCCCATGCTCCATCACTTGCTGACCAAGACGCATCAGCGAAATAGCCATCCTCAAGCCTACTTTGTGATCGTAGGCCGGAAGACCAATCATCAACTTTTTACCAGCAAGGTTGAAGCCTTGTTTTGTTTGCACAAATCACCCGTAGAAAATGGTTACACCAGTTTGGTTGGTAAGCTGCCCGTAGATACCATTGATACATACCATTCCCTCACCCGGAATTGGCATGCTTTGTGTCTGCGGAACACCGG